TTAGTGAGTTTAACAACTTCCTCAACCTCAAGTTCTGTTAAGGAGCAGGAGGTTGAGTTGAGCCGAGGGACATACTTGAGAATCTCCTTACTAGAGATTCCCAACTTCTTAGCTAATTCGTGAACGCGCATATGTTTTTAGTTTGAAGGAGGAACAAGGAATTTATCTTGTCCCTATTATTGATTGTGAGTTTTACAGGAGTTCTAACAACCCCCTCCTGCCTTATCTTTATTGCTGGAACAAAAGCCAGCAATTGAATTTTTGCGATTTTGATTTTCATTAAGTTAACAAACTCTGTTCAATATATTATACCTGATTATGGTAAATATAGATGGTGGGGGGAGGGGTCGTTATTCATATGTATCGTGTAATATAGTACCCGACCCCTCCCCTCCTAATTATTTTGCCTAAATAAAGGTATAATAGTCTGATAGAGCGTCTTTAAATATTTAGAGATGTTCTCAGTAAACCGCAACAAACGTTACTACAAAACATTATGAAGATCACTGTTATCTGTTTATCCGTGGCCTGTGTCGTTTTACTGGGCTGGGCCATTGTCAAGACCACCCCCTCTGGGAGCAGAGCCCCGGCCCCTACTGCCCAGAAGTAAGTACAAGTTTCAACCCTGGCGCGCCCAGCAGTAAGCCAACGGTTGCGGTAGGAGGGGGCTGGAGAAGAGTAGTCTTCAGCCCCTATCCTTCCAGTTACATTCAGTAGTAAGTAAACTACCTAGATACTCATAGGTAGTTTACTTACTATTTTGTCATCTAATTTTTTTTGCTAGCGAACAACAAACAACATGAACATTTCTTTACTACGAGCACAATATGATAACGCAGGGTCAAGGTCATGGTCAGGGACAAGGTCAGGGTCAAGGTCAGGGTCAGAGTCAGTGTCAAGGTCAAGGGCAGGGTCAGGGTCAAGGTCAGGGTCATGGTCAGTGTCAAGGTCAGGGTCAAGGTCATGGTCAAGGTCAGGGTCAAGGTCATGGTCAGAGTCAAGGTCAAGGTCAAGGTCAAGGTCAGGGTCAAGGTCAAGGTCAAGGTCAGGGTCAAGGTCAGGGACATGGTAAAAATAATAAAGTTCTGATCAACTCTACCAACGAACAACAAACAACAAACAACAAACAACAAACAACAACAAAAATATGATTAACATTAATGAACTAACTATTGGGGAAGTCAAGGAACTGGCAAAAATTGCTCAGTCGTTAAACCTCTGTTCCAAACCTGCTCCTGAAAATAACTCCCATCCGTACCAAGTCGGTGATAAATATTTCGTACGGACCGTTACCCATCACTATACCGGCCAGTTAGAGCAGGTATCGGAACATGAGTTGGTCCTCTCCCAGGCCGCATGGGTTGCAGATGATGGTAAGTTTTCAGCAGCGGTCAGTTCTGGTAATTTCAATGAAGTTGAGATGTACCCGGCTTGCCAGAAAGTGATTATTGGTAGGGCTGCGATTTTGGATGCAGTAATGATTCCGGTGTTACCTACCCAGACCAAGTAAGTGAAGTTAATAGGAGGGGTTGGAGAAGAATAGTCTTCAGCCTCTCCTAATTATATTTAGTAAGCAGTTTACTTACTATTTTGTCATCTAATTTTTTTGCCAGCTAACAATAACAAACAACATGAACATTTCTTTACTACGAGCACAATATGATAACGCAGGGTCAAGGTCATGGTCAGGGACAAGGTCAAGGTTAGGGTCAGGGTCAGGGTCAGGGTCAGGGTCAGGGTCAAGGTTAGGGTCAGGGTCAGGGTCAGGGTCAGGGTCAGGGTCAGGGTCAAGGTCATGGTCAAGGTCAGGGTCAGAGTCAGTGTCAAGGTCAAGGTCAGGGTCAAGGTCAAGGTCATGGTCAGGGTCAAGGTCATGGTCAGGGACAAGGTCATGGTCAGGGTCAGGGTCAGGGTCATCGTCATCGTCATGGTCAGGGTCAGGGTCAGGGTCAAGGGCAGGGTCATCGTAATGGTCAGGGTCAAGGGCAGGTGCTATTAAGTAAGCAATTTGAATTGGTAGAATAGTTCAACTCTGGCTATTCTACCAATTCCTTAAAAATAAATAATTTAACTTATTTTTAACTATAAGTAACTGTTTTACCTTATATACCACATTTACCCTCCTATCCACCTCCCTCCACCCCTCTCTGCATCCCCTAACCCTCACCTTTACCCTATAAACATTACTCATTATATCAAACTGTAGTATTATTTTATCTATATGAAACATACAACTCGAATTACAATAAACCACCACTCCCTACCTCCAGAATACAAACTAACCCTGATAAATAAACTAACCCTCCTATACCCCCTCTCTTCAACTACTCACTATTATTTAATCGTTCTTATACATGCCTTAACTAGCGCTACCACTAATATTACCTATTATGAGATTGGTAGATTCTTTTATAAACTATTTAAATGTATTAAGAATAATAAAGTTGAAGATAGAGTATATATTAATGCTAACCAATACTTAACCGAAACTGACATGCAAATCCTCTCCAACCTGATTGAATTCCATGACCTTACTACCGAACAAAATCAAGCTAATATCCAAAACTGATAGACTAGACCTTATTTATAGTTTAACTAATATATTCTTTGATACCATTCTAGTTAATACTGGTAGAAGTAATAAAGATAAAGTATCACTATTAACCGTAGTACATGCATTATCTTTTCCTAGCTCAGACTGGTATCCGATAACAGGATATTATAAAAAGCTCCTAACTTACATTAAAGAAGATGAACTAGAGGCTGATCCTAATATCAATATATATTTTACTAAGAAACATATAAAACTACTGAAATCAATTATATGAATAACAATCCTATCTTTAATGAACCATTTATCCTCAATTTAAGTAGTGAGGCCAAACTACTACTAATTAAAGCCTTATGTAAACTAGCTATAAGTAATTTCAGCCATACTATATTAATTGATTCTTTTATAGTTATTAATAGTATAGTAAATAACCTGGAACGGGATACTGTTAATCTAGGTGATTACTGGCGAACTCTACCTACTAGTAAAAGAACTAAGTGGGTAAGAATACTAGTATATATAAAGAATAGTCAGAACTTGGCCGAGACGCTTACATATCAACGAGGAAGCAGAGTTATTAATCTGCTAACTGAACATGAATACGAACTACTTAAACAACTGATATTATGAAAGATAAGATTAAGAAAGTATTGATTGAACGCAGTATTATGGAGCTACCTCTTAGTTTAAGTGGTGGATATGCTAATGGTTATGTAGGTATGCCTCCTGAACATCCTTGGTTCGGTAAGTATTATACTAATCTTGACGTTTCCATTCACGGTGGGCTTACTTATTCCAACCCGTATTTACCTAATAATATATATGATACAACATTGTGGTGGATAGGATTTGATACTAGTCACTACGGCGATACTATAATTACCTGTAATAGAACTTACTGTGAAAATGAATTGAAATCCTTATATAATCAAGTAGTGGCTGCAATTCCTGGCATATACTGTATTTACGTTGATACTATCTGTCCTAAATTATGAGATTATTCATACCTTTAATCCTGGTAGTCTCCCTGCTCAGCTATTGGTTCTGGTCCACCTATATCAGAAGTGAAAGTAAAAGACGTAGGGATATTAATTCTGACATTGAAAATAAACGCTTTGATGACTTATGAAACTAACAAAAAGAGCTGATAGATGGTATGACGAAAACGATAATAGTTGGTCTACAGAAGAATCAGCTACTACATATTCACCTACCTTAACTAATTGTTATAATTGTAGAGATTGTAATGCTTGTAGTGGTTGTAGTGGTTGTAATGGTTGTAGAGATTGTTATAATTGTAGTAATTGTATTGATTGTAGAGATTGTATTGATTGTAGTTATTGTGATGATTGTAGTGATTGTATTGCGTGTATTAATTGTATTACTTGTAGTGAGTGTAGTAGTTGCAGTAATTGTACTAATTTAATAGATTGTGAACCATCGCCCAGACCTAAAATAATTCAAAATGATACTAGACCAGAACTGAATATTAATGATAGAAGGCTAGAACTTGAACTATAAAATATGACCTCTTATTTCTTCTAATAAGGCTCTCTTAGGTCATTCTTTTAGAAGGAAATATCTCATGTGTTTCCTTTTTTTAGCTAATAGTAATTGACAATAATCCGTATACCTCTAAACTCTTTATTTATCTAAATGTATTCACGTAGTCAGATCATCTCTAAATTAGTCTATAGTATTGACCAACTATCAGCTCAGAACTTGGTTGGAGATATACTGGTTACGGCTAAAAGGTCTGATCAGTATGACGGTGAATTTCCTAACAAGTTAAATAAGCTGAATGCCTGCTTAAAGAAGTTGTTTAGTAAAGGAGTCTCTATCGTAACCAGGTCTGATTCTGGTAAACTACATGCTCATATAGGTGTGGAGATGCCTGGTCCTGTCACTAACTTTGACTGGGTAGCTTTTGAACAGAGTGAAAGATACTACAATCTATATAAGCATTTTAAAGATAAGGATAGCTTGAAATTCTACAACTATTATACCAAGAAGTATAGAAATAGCCTCCCTACTACCTGGCAAGTTATTAATAGTAAACTAATGAGTATAGGTAAAAAGCTGGGTTTAGGTCGAATATTCCTAACCCCTATTAGAAAGAATCTAACTGCATATAAATGGTATTTAGTATCTAATGTTCCTTATAAAAGAGAAAAGAGAGATAAATACATTAGATTCTTCTTTAGTTGGGGTATGGCGGTAGTAGATAAATGTCAGATATTAAATAAGTATACTAAAGCATACCGTAATAAGCTCAAGTCATTTGCTGAAGGCTTGCAATTAACTAGTGAATCCTATAATATGGTTTTAAGAGATGTACTAGGTAATTCCTGGCATTATCGTGTTAATGAATTGATCAAACATATAGATTCTTTAGACTCTTTAGAATTAATCAAATATAATGAATTAAAGTCAACTGTAGCCCTGCATTTACTTCGTTCTCAATGAATAAAACATCCTTCTATAAAGGTTTACTAGCTGAGTTAACCAAACTAACCAAACTATCTGAACTAGCTAAAGAACCATCTAAAAAACATTGGTATCAGAATCCTTATGTATTAGGAGGATTAGGTATTGGTGCTGGCGCTCTAGGTACTTATGGATTGAATAGATATTTTGATAATCCTGCAACAAGCCCAACCCAATCAATTACTACCTCTACTCCTACCACTCCTACCACTCCTGCCCCTACCTCATTTAACTCTTTGAATAATGGAATAGCTACTGGAGTTGGAGCAGGTTTAGGTGGTTTGGCTGTAAAGAAATGGGGCCTTAATGGAGTATCTGGTGGAGTTGATGCTCTTAGTGGAATTAATAATATATATGATAGTGTTTCAAATCCTGATAACTTAAGTCCTGGTTTAAGAGCAGTTCAAGGTGTAGGTGGTGCATCTCAAGCAGTATTAGGTGGTTTAGGTTTGGCTGGTAAATCTGTTCCTATGGGTGGATTTGGTAGTCTAGGTAGATCAGTATCTATGAGACCAATAACCAACCTTGCCTCCAAACTACTACCATCAGCTCTTAGAAGTACTGCCCCAGCTATACAAAGCTTCTTACCAGGTTTTGCTGCACCTCGAGCCATGACTGCTGCTGCTGGTAGTGTAGCTGCTGTACCGTTATCTGGTGGGGCTGCAGTTCAAGCTTTATTAAATGAAGGAGGAGATAAAGCTCAACAACATTCAGATTTGCTAGGTAGTGTAGCAGATAGTCTAGTAGGTACTAAGAATAACCCTGGTATAAGACAGGAACTAAGGTCTGGCGATCCGGCCTTAATCAATGATGCTAAACAAAGATTAAATAGTTTCTTTAGTTCTGGATCAAATAATCTAGTGACAAGTCCTGGTACATTAGCTAATATAGGTTATAACCCTACTCCTTGGTCTAATAAAGGAAATACTGAGAATTTTCAGACTATTGCACATTTACTAGAACAAGTACGTAGAGAGGCAGAGTTAACCAAATAATTATGAGTAACTTATATAATGAATTTGTAAGCGGTTTCTTAAAGCTGGCTGAAGAAGAGAAGTGTGACGTAGATTTCCTCAAAGGCTATATTAAGCAAGCTGATGAAATAGTAGATATTTGGACGCAAGCCTTTGACGTACTAGCTAAAGAATCTGGTGACCCTCAATACAAGGTTAAGCTAGCTAATGAGATTATTAGATTTACTCAACTACTACCTCAAATACATAAACAAGCAGATTTACAAGATACTGAGAAAGGTTATGAAAACTTCCTAGGCGGACTTAATAATGGAGGATTAAGCCAGGGTCAAAATTGGCTGGAGCATCAATCCTGGATGCCTCAATTTATACAGCAAGCATTACATAACAATCCAAACCTATTATCTAGTCTACTCTCTGGTAGTATGGGTGGTGGTTTAGGAGGACTATTAATTGGTGCATTGCTAGGTCATCCAATGTCTGGTCTGATGCTGGGTGGTTTAGGTGGTGCAGCTTCAGGAGCATTCTTAGGTAATCAAGGTATTAGAGATATGTTTAATTCTGGAGATGGAGTTCCCAAACCTACTCCTCCTCCTCAAGAACTTCCAGACAGGGCTCCTAGTAGTCTGAATCATGGTCCTGACGATCTACCTACTAGTGCTCCTAGTAATCAGAGTCATGGTGTTATAGAACCAACTCCTACCTCAGCTCCTACTAATAGTATTCCTAATGTTAAACCTATTAGTCCTGTTAATAATGCAACAAATACAGTACCACATAAATAATCATATGTTTCTATATCTTACACAAATCCTTAAAGAAGCTAATGAGTTTGGTTTCGCTAATCAACCAAATACAAGTTTTAGTAATACAAATCCAGCTCCACAATCAGCTTCATTACCTCCTCCTAATCCTGCCCCACGACCTAGTCCTGTTCCTAGTATTGGCGGTATGACACCTAATATACAGACAAACAGCCCAGGGTTTACCAGAACTATATGAAACTAGATATTAATGATTTTAGTGAAGGTGTTAAAGATATCCTGGCACTATATAAACAAGGTAACAATATCTTTGAAATGAAGAGTGGTGATTTATTCCCTCACAACACTTCTCAATCTACCTGGCAGTTCGCCAAGGATAATGGTAATATACATTTCTCTGATGGTACTCATACTTATAGTTTTAAAGGTGATCTAAGTGAGTATGATACAGAATTGGAGAAGATGCCAGAAGCACCACTACCTAATGTATTTTCCAATGCTAAGATTAAGGGTAGGGCTCAGGTACATAGATCAGATCCAGGTAGTATATATTTTACTTTGCAAGAAGGACGAAATAATCCAACCTATACTTTAAAACATCAGGGAGATAGTAAATGGAAAGCTATTCCTAAACCTAGAAAAGTCAAAGCCCAACTAAAAGAAACAGTTACTCCTCTTAATGTAAACTTGGAAAAAGTAAAAGAAGGTATGTTAAAAGAGTTGGAGGAATTCATTAAAGAAGGTGATGGACCAAGTTTTTTTGATAATGCCAATCATGTAATAGGTAGAGGAGTGCAAGGATTGGCTAATGGAATTACTAAACTTCCTCTATTACCTGGTAGAATTGGTGGAGAAGTACCAGTACAACAATCAGATAACGGTCCAATATCTACTGAGGGTGCAGGAACTATAGCCGGTAATGCCTTGCTAGCTAGTGGGATAGGTGCTGGTAGTGGTTTATTATATCATTTAGCTAAACGTAATCTGTTAAATACGACTCAAGAAAATGCTGAAGAAGATGCAGAAGGTGGAAAACTTGGTAAAAGAGTGATGTTACCAGCTCTAGGTATGGCTGGTTTAAATATAGCTGGTAGACAGATGCTACCTAACGCTATTAATGATCCTAAATTAAACATATTTCCTTAATTAAATGGATATTGATACTATAATGAATCTGGTTAATAATGATAATAACCTGAGTAGTGAGCAGAAACAGGAATTGAATCAAGCAGAGAATAAACAGAAACTTGAAAAGTTATTATCTAGTGTAGCTGGTTCCGCTATAGGATTGGTAGTTGCTAAATTTAATGATTTAAGCAAGACTACCCAAGTATTGTTAACACTATTAGGTTTTGGTCTGGGTAGTGTGATTTATGATTATTATCATCGTAGTAAGTTTGCTAATTACGATGACAAGACTAGAACTTATAAGATTGATACTGATAAATATTAATATATGAATAAAGCTGAATTGATAAAAGAAGCAATCTCTGCTGAATTAGCTAAAGAAGGTAAGACATTGTTAGACTTGGAGAGAGCCTTGAGTAAAGAGGCTGGTGGAGGTGGCTTGTTCTTTTCACCAGAATCGTTCACTAATGTAGGTAAAGGTCTATTAAATCTTTACGGAGCCTCAGCATTAGCGGTAGGTGCATTAGGAGGTACTGGTGCTTATATGGGGTTGCAGGCTAATGAGGATAGTACTAATCAACAATTAAAGAAAATCAGGGAAAAACAACAATACGAAGAAGCTACCAGATCTTTAATAGAACATATTAAAAACCCTTCAACTCTATAATTATGCCTAAGAAAAATATTGAGATTAAGAATCGTGAAGACTTCATGCTGCAAGGAACATTGAGTGAGGTACCTTGGGAACCAAAGTCTGAAGAACAGATTCAGAAAGATTTATTTAAAAGTAGTGACCCGGATAAGATACTTGATGCTTTTGAAACTCAACTAGGTATAAAATCAAATAATGTACCTATTCCTAATGAGATCTATAAGTGTATATTTTTAAAACCATGTAGTGATGATGAACATGCTCAATTATTACAAGATTTATATAATAACTCTAGAAGATATAGAGTTTTGAATCGGTCTGATAATTGGACCCATAAAGGAGATTTGGTAATGTTTGTTGAATATGTTGAAAACCTGGATGTTAAAGCAGAGTTGGAGAAAGAGAAGGAAAACAATATATGAATGAAATTTTAAAGAAAGCTTCAGGCTATACTCCCCCAGAATTGATGTTGTTATCTGCTTTGGGTGGCGGAAGTGTATTTGCCGGACTAAGGTTGCTCACAGATATGGGGAGTAAATTAAATCCACCTAAAGTAGAGCAAAATAAAATCAAGCTACAATTACCGGAAAATAATGGAATTGCTTCAGTAACTCCTGGGGAAGCTGGTCCATTACAAGGTTTCGGTAAATCAGCAGAACCAATGCAGCCTGATTGGTATGTTTCTCCTCTCTCAGCCTTAGTAGGTTTGCCTATAGGATTCTTAGGAACTAAAGCGCTTTATGACAAATATCAGGAGAATCAAGGAAATGCTCAGATAGCCGAAGCTAAAAAGAATTATACTAAGCAGTTAATGCTAGCTCAACAAATGAATAAAATGAGTGAAGAAACACCATTAGTAGATGCATTCTGTAAAGCTGCTGCAGAAGAATTGGATAAAGAAGCTGCTTCTTTACTTAGTTTGACAAAAGGTCTGATAAATAAAGTACCAGGTCTTAATGCTGTAAAAGGTTTCACTAATCAACATAAATGGGTTACCCCTATCGCAGGTTTAGGTGCATTAGGTGTGGCTGATAATTATGTAGAACCAACTACTAAATCTTTAACAGAAAATGCACCAAATGCTATGGGATTTGCTCCCTCAGCAGTACCTGGTATTGATAGTAGTACTATTATGAAGAATCTCCCTACTGATGATGCTAGCTTGTTAAGTGCTGAAGATAGTTTATCTAATAAAGCTTCTAAAGGTGGTAATGCATTTGTAAACAAGCTTACTGGTAATTATTGGGGACAGACTAAAGATACTTGGAAGGCATTAGCTGGTTTAGGTACAGCTGGTACATTCGGTATACTATTAAATAATCATCTAAAGAAAAAAGAGAAGGAAGAAAAAGCTCAATATCCTGTAGGTGTTGAATATGCAAAATAATGCTTTTTATAGAGGAGTACTTAGTGAGATAAATAAGTTTGCTCAAGTAACTCCTCCTACACCTCAAATAACACCTTCAGCTCCTAGTCCAGTTATCTCAGGTATTAAGGCACCTCTTCTCTCTCAAACTCAGCATACAATAAATGATTTTGAAAGTGTTTATCCTAAAGTAGAATCAGCTTTGCCTAATATAGAGAAATCTATTAGTAGTATACCAGATAATCAATTAGCTTCCACTACTCCTGAGCAATTTAAAAATACAGTCACTCCTTCATTTTCACAGATACTAGCACATCCTATAAATAGTGCTTCATTAGCTGATAATCAAGGTAAACTTAATGATGTATTTACTAGTTTTCAAAATTTACCTCCTGAACAGCAAGCAGTAGCAATAAATACTATAGGTACTTATCATCCAGATTTAGCCAAATTCTTAAGTAGTCAGATAGAGAGAGGAGCTAAATCCAGTTTTAGTAATGCTTCCTGGTCTGATTTAGGTAGTGCTGCTAAACAAGGCCTAACTGGAGATCATAAAACATTATCTAGTGTGATGATGCAAGATCCTAAAATAAAGTCTCTAGTCACTAATTCTATGTTAGGGAGGGCTGGAGAACTTAGTGGTCAGTGGTTAAAGAATAATTGGCAGACTCTGGCTAGTGTGATAGGTGGAACAGCTTTGATAGGTTTGGTGTATAGTATTATGAAAAATACCGCAGCCACAGCCCAAGCTACCCAACAAACTCAACAAAATAGTTTACAACCTAGGCTGAATGCTCCACAATCATTATAATTGTGAACAATCATATAGATCCATTATATAGTTTGCCTATTCCAAAGAATGTGCGTGGTTTTTTCGATCCAGAGAAGACTAGGGAATGGTTACATACTAAAGCCTTGGATTCTTTTCAGAAGAAGCTTAATACAATTGAAAGTCCAGCCTACAAACTAAAAGTAACAGACTTATCTTATAATGCTCCTGAACATTCTCCAACTTATAAAGAACAAAATAAGGCTATAATGGAGAAAAGAGATTTGTCCACTCCATTACGAGGTACTTTTCAGATGATAGATAAGAAAACTGGTAATGTATTAGATACCAAAACTACAACTATCGCTCATATCCCCTGGCTTACTGAAAGGAATACAGTAATCTTACATGGTGCGGAATACTCAGTTGCACATCAACAACGTTTACTACCAGGTGTCTATACTCGTACTAAGGAATCTGGAGAAGCTGAAGCCCACATCAATGTCTTACCTGGAACTGGAGTAGGTGGCAAAGTAATTTTTTACCCTGACCGTGCATTATTCGTTTATCAAGTTGGAACTACTCAAATTAAGCTATATGGATTACTTAAAGAAATGGGCGTATCTGATAGTGAGATGGAGAAAGTTTGGGGTTCTGAAATATTCAATAAAAATAAATCTCAATATACTGGACTAGAATTTGATAAATTGTATAATAAAGTCATAGGTAATGAAGAAGAATAACTACTCAAATATATGTCGAACGAAACACAATTAGAACAGCAATTGAATGCTGAATGGAGAAAAACTATTAAAGATAATCTTGAAGAACTCAGGACTGGTCAAAAACAATTAGCTAAGGATATTACTGATATTAAGCTAAGTTGTGCTCAAGCAGATGAAGTAAAAAGTCTGAGAGAAAAGGTCGAAAAACTTGAATTATCTAAAGCTAAAACTACTGGAGTATTGGTAGCCGTAAATGTGATATTAATTTTTGCGGGCTGGTGTATTCAGACTTTACTGCTTGTACATCATAGTTAAGCAGGCCTTCTTCTTTCATTTCTTGGTAAGTTGAATTGTAGATATTTCTCATACTTTCTAGTCAGTCCAATTCTGTCTTCTAGAAAGCCTTGATAAATATAGTTACCGAATTTATAACCACCACAAATGCTAGGTATAACTATTCTAGAACCCTTATGTCCAGTTTTTTTATTAATCTCCCTCCCTATTCTATAATGAATCTCCATAGGTAATACTAATTTCTCAAAAGCAGACCAATCTTGAGTGTAGGGACCACAAATACTATAAGAACAATGACCATCTCTGGATATACAAAAACAACCATCCCCATCACTGTAACCCCTCCACCAGTAATGAGTTAGGTTTTCAGGTATAATGCTTAATATTGTAGGAGCTTGATCTTTACTTCTATAATTGTAACTAATTAATTTAGTTGCTAATTCTACACTACCTTTTTGAAAACTCATTTGTAATTGCCCTGGTGGATTTGTTTTTTGTATATTTCTACGTATATTCCAATTCCAGGCTTTCATAAGTGTTGGTTCAATAATTACTGCATCAACTTGTTTTATAGCTATTTTAATTTTATTTTCTTTAGATATAGACCCGTCGGCCCAGATAAATCCTAACGTATATGCTGTCTCTGCTGTTATATTAGTTAAATCCATATAATGACAGTACACATTAGCTACCACGCTGTCAATATTATAGCGCATATATCTGTTGACTAAACTTATAATAATAGTTAATATAGAAATATACGAATAAACAATTATGTTTATTTTAACTAATTATACAATCTATGTCAGACGCCTCTAGTATTAGAAGGACATCAGCAGTTTTAGCTCCAACTTCTGGTAATGCTAACCCTAAGCCTGGTACATTGCCTGGAGTTTTGACTCCTGGTTCACAACAAAATAACCCTGGTGGTACTGGCTTTGCTGGTGCTCAAGCCACAGCAGCTGGATTTTTTGCTGGTGGTATCAGATTTTGTTTAAATCCATCTGGGTATTATTTCACTTATACTGATACAAGTGGTATTAGTAGACTCCGTGAAACTGGTCAGGCTTACATTAATACAGGCACGCAGTGGACTCCAGTTGGTAACAATCCACTAGATATCAATGTCCCCCTCGCCGCTAATGCTATTGATCAATATGTTTATGTAGCTGACCGTCCTTATAACGTATTGAGTGGTTCATTTGTATATACTACTCCTGGTGGCTCTTCTTGTGCACTTCAGTTAGGTGTATGTCCTTTCTCTCAAGGTATATTAGCTGGTGCTGGTACTATTACTACTACTAACTCTTCTGCTACTGTTAATGGTGTTAGTACTACATTTACTTCTGCACTAATTGGTTCCGCAATTTTCAGTCCTTCAGGTACTTATATTGGTACAGTCTCAGCTGTAGGTAGCACAACCTCTCTTACATTGGCTGTGGCTGCTTCTAATGCATGGGGTGGTGGTACTCAGGTATTGACTGGTTCTGCCTGGAATTACGGCCCTTATCTTACTGGTACTGGTAACCTTACTGCGTCTACTGCAACTTCTGCTGTGACTGTTACTGCTGCTGGTTTTGCTAGTTCTGTTACAGTTGGTAGTAACTTGTATGATCAATATGGTAGAACTCTTGGTGTGATTGCTTCCGTTAATAGTACTACATCTCTTACTCTAACCGCCAATGCTGCTTTTAATGCAGCTGCTACAACTTGGTCATATAGCACCTTGTTTATTGGTGTGCCAGCTTATGGTACTAATGTGTTTACTGCTACCATCCCACTCACTGCAAGTCCGGGTATTGTACAAATTGGTACTTTGAATGCCACTATTGCTAATACTCAAATAACTACTGGACAGGCTTTGGCCCTTAGATTTACTGGTACTGTCACAGGTTTGGCTGGGTTGACTGGTACTGTTATCTTGCAACCTCAGTAAGCTATTTAATCTTATCACAAAGCAACCTATTTACTTAGGTTGCTTTTTTATTTGACAACTTTCCTCTATTTTGAAATGATACTAAACATGAATGAACAAGCTACGTTAGACACACCAGTGATACCTAATTTTAAGATGTCGACTGAGCAGATAGTTAAGTTATTGCAGGGTTATTTGGCACAAGCAGATACTAGTTTAACTAGTTTACAATCTAATATAGATGATGCTACAAATAAATTGAATGAATGGAAGAGAATGCAGTTGATTATAGTAGGACAGAAACAATTGATACAAGATATACTAAGTAAGACGGTAGACACACCTAAAGAAGAGACTAAATAAATTATGGCTATAACGCTAAATGACACCAAGACTAGAATATACAACCTTTATATAGAACAGTTGGAAGCAGAGGAAGAAAAGAAAGCTACTAGTAAGATGCATTCAGAAAATATTAAACGGATTAAATCTGAAATTAAGGATATTCTGAATGAAGAAGCAGAAGTTGTAAAGAATGCTCAAAAGAGTATTGACGATTAAATAGATTGAAGTAATATGAGGCTAGGCTATTTAATGTAGTTTAGCCTCATTTTATTTATATGATTGATATTTTAATTTCATACCTATTATTAAGTGCAAGTATAGCCATGTTTTTAGTTATATGGTTTAATAATACTTTTGTTGAATATATGAATTTACTAAGATTGACTAAGTTCTTTTATATAGAAGAATACAATAATATTACTGTAGATGACCCTAGTTTGTCTTATCTAGAATATTTAGCTGCTAATCGGTCTAACTTCCTTGTAAAAATTATTAGTTGTCCCAAATGTATAGTAGTCTGGTTATCTATACTATTACATATTCCTATTATCGTATTTATAGATTTTCCTTTAATATTTATTCCTGTAAGTATATTTATAGCAGCTTACTTTAGTTTGCTAATGTACTATATTTTGGTTAAACTAATGAATAAATGAGTAATAGTTTCATAGATAGCTTGATTGAGGTAACTAATTCTACTAATCATCAAGCACAGTATATACCACAACCGTCTAGTAGTATTCCTAGTTCTGGATGTACTTTACCAGCATTGCTCACACCTCCTACTATCGGAGCAGTCACACCACCATCTAATGTAAAAGCTTGTGTACCTTTATTCGTACAATTTCCATTAGTACCAGAACCCTTTCCATTACCTGAGAATTGCCCTTCAGGTATTTCATTTACTCCTAATACTCAAGCTATAGGGATATTAAATACTTCTGGAATGATTCCTTATACTTCTATTACTGTAGGTATAACTCCAGGAGTTGATGTTTGTCATTTTAATTTAGACATCCCACCTACACTAATTATACCTTGCTATCCTACTGGTCCTTTATTTAGTGGAGTTTTACAGTTTAAGATGGTTGGTGATGGTTCTCCAATTGCAGATGATTTTTCATTAAGCACTACTAGAATTAGTGGAGATATAACCCAGCCTTGTACCTGGAATATTGATACTATAATAAATCTACCAACCCCTAATTGCGCAGCTGGTATTTCATTTCAGAGCAATGTAACGGTAAATCTAAATAATAGTACAGCTCTACCACCAGTAATAACATATTTATATTCAAGGGTTTATTCTATAGGACAGAGCATAATTGATACTAATGGAAATCTACAAACAGTCACTGCTATTACTGGTGATGGTACATCCGGTGTAACTGCTCCTACCTGGGCTATATCTGGTACTACTGTAGATCATAATGTTACCTGGACCATGTCTCAAGCATCAATAAGTAACTATGCTTATGTTGATGTTTTAAGTCAGTATGATTATTATAGATTAATACATGGAATTCCCCCTACTACCAAAGATTGCGGTTCAGTATTGTTAGGTAATCTTGAATTAGGTATTGTTTGTCCATCAGGTTTAAGTGTAGGAGGTAGTGGGACAGCTACCTTTTTATTCCCTGGTGATATAGGTTATAGTGCTCCAGTAGGTGATCCAACTATTGCGTTATCTATTAGTTCTTGTAATTTAAATTTTGGTATTACTAATATAAGTTTCCCGGCTTTAAAATGTGCTTCAGGTTATACAGCAAACGCAGTTTCAGTAACTAGTGTAAAGGATGTATTAGGAAATACAGTTAGTCAGACTGGTGGAGGAAATACACCTTTTCAAATAACCCCCTCAGCTTGTTTAGGATTATCAAATCTAGGTAATCTAATAGTTCCTGGTTGTGCTCCTGGTAATTTTGTTAATTGGTATTTAAATTCTTCTACTTCAGGTGGAACTACTACATTATCTATTTCTAGTGGTTCTCCTACTACTAGCAGCTATTTAACTGTAACTCCTACTACTTGTGGTATAACTCCTTCTGGTTCATTTTCATTTAGCAGTGCTTCAAGTTTAGGAATAACTGATGGTACTACAAGTTTAAGTAATGTATCTAATATTACTTTTAATGGAATGACAGTTGGAGGTACTAGTGGGGCAGCTACCGTAACTGGAACTAAGTTAACTGATGGCACTACTACATTAAATGGGGCACAGATGCTTACTTTTGTAGGTGGTACTTTAAGTGGTACTACTTCCAGTGCTACAATTACAATAAGTCCAGCTGGTTCCGGGCTTAATTATCGAGGAGTTTGGAGTGCATTATCTACTTATAATCTTAATGATGTTGCAGTATTAGGGGCAGGTACTTCGTCTGGTATGTATATATGTTTAATAAATTCTAATACTAATAGTCCTGATACTGGTACTGGCTGGTTTCAAGCCTGTTCTTATGCTACCTGGTTATAAATTATGTCTGTAGCTCCTGGTAATAACTTTAAATTAACTGATTTACAAGCATTAGCAACTCAAGCTAATGCAGTCTCATCTACTAGTTTTGACTTGAGTACATTTTATTATGTGTATCCAATGTTTTATGACTTAAGTAGTAATCCATATGGTTATCGTATTTGTGGTGCTTTTGCTTTAACTGCTAGAGGAAGTGGTTATGCTGTTGGAGATATAGTAGTTTCCCCAGGCTATACTACATATTTTGAAGTTGGTTCAGTAGATATTACTGGAGCTATTATAGGATTGGTAACTTATACTAATTCTGCCTTTTCTCCTTCCGGTGATCTGACTACCACACCTCCATTCCCTTCATATACAGACCCTACTCCTGGCGCACTTAATACAGTAACTGGTTCTGGTACTGGAGCTACTATTACTTTTACTGTTAGTCAAGTAGGCCCTTCTCAAAATTATTCATTTCCAGACTATAATCCTGGTAATGGTTATTTTACCGATTTTTATCTTTGTTTTGGAGGTACTGGTTATACTGCTGGCGATAATTTAACTTTGCCTGGAGCTAAGATAGTTGGTGGCAGTCCAGTTCCAGTACATGTTGTAAGTGTTGATGGTAGTGGCAAGATATTAACATTCACATTACCTAATACTACTTATATAGGATTTCTTCAATACTTATCTAATACTCCACAATATTTAGCTGCTAGTGGTGGAACCGGTAGTGGGGCAACTTTTGGTGGTTTGTTTATAGTTCCTCAAAGACCTACTTGGCTAGCTGAACTAAATAGACTTCGTAGTGCTATTTGGGGGTTGAAGGATTTGGATGATTCTTTTACATTTATGAATGTTACTTCACCTTCATTATTGTGTGTTTCTGGACCCTGGCCTGTAGGTGGACCAAATGATAATTATGCAAGTACCTGGTTTTATTTTGAAGATACTGGTGGTGGAGCAACAGTTACAATTAGTAGTAATTTCCCTGGTAGTGGTGCACCTTTTTCTGCAGGTTTAAGAACTAATGCCGTTTGCAGTATGCTTTTGTCAACGTTTCCACCATCACCATACTATTATCCAGTAACAACAAAGCAACGACAAGCCTTTGTGGTTGGTGGTGTTGATTCTCTCTTTGTTAGTGGGACCTTCCATATAACTGCGGAGTATGTGCGTGGAGGGACTGCTGTGATAACATACCCTGGACCAACCACAACCATTACACCCGATACAGTTGACCCTAATACGCTTTGGTCTGTAAATCTATCTCCTAGTGGTGGTTATAATGCATTTCCTGGTTCAGTTTCTTATTCTACATTGGTGGCTGATACAGGATTTTGTAGTATTGGGATTGTCGAAATTTCAATAGCGGTGAGCGCGACTCTAGCACCGGGGCGGTATGAACTTGAGGTGGACATACCACAATTACCGGATGACACATCAGTTCCTATAACCGGTACACAGACCACATATACACGCCTTTTCCCAAATGGCACTAACCCACTAGATGATGGCAGCGGCGGCAATGGAAAATTATTTGGCCCTGTCACAGCCAGTATTAGTTATAGTACAGCAGTTACAGCTTATGGAATTGATAATGCATGGCCAATTAAAAAGATAAACTTACCTGGTGATGGACTTTCTCACGGCCCAGGATTATTATTTGTGCAGGATATACCTAATAATAATTGGAATTCTGGAGCTGGCCCTACATTTCCTGCTATTACATATGATCCGGAAAAAATATTTGGTAATGGTTGGAGTATTGGTACTAGTAAGGCTGGATTTTGGTCTTCAATGTCACCTGCTATTAGTAGTTTAGCTATTCCTAGTTTAACTTCAATGCCTTGGAATTTAACTAGAACTAAATATGCAGTAGCCGGTAATGCTACAGTAAATCCAATGCTACAAGGTGATTTGGCTCCTAACGGTTCAGGTATGTTTGGTGCTTATGCTCAAGTATCTAACTCATATAATCAACTCAGTCCAGTAGAAAGTCAATCCGAGCCTCCTAGTTGGGCTGCTTCTATATATTTTACGTCTGGATTTACAATTATAGATTCTAACGGTAATTATCAAACAGTATTTACAGGTGGTATATCTGGCGGTTCACATCCAGTTTGGTCTGGGGCATTTGGTGGATCTACTACTGATAATGGAGTGGTATGGCATTGTTCTAAAGTATTTACTGCACCGGCTACTACTTGGATAGCTAGTACAGTATTTCAATCAGGACAAACTATAATAGATTCTAACGGTAATATTGAAACTGCTCAAAATACCGGTACTAGTAATTCATCAGCACCTGCCTGGCCTGGAACTTTAGGAGGTACAGTAACTGATAATACTATAACCTGGAAATTTACTTCTCGTTATCAAGCTTTCCAACCAGGCCAACATAGAATCCCACCACTTCCTAGATACCCTGTTTATTGGTATAGTGAGACAATTCCTAGAATGATGCCCCCTACACTTACTAGCGGTAATACTATTTGGGGAGCTTATGATCAGTGGCAATATAATACTTATAATTCTCCTAGCTTTGATCAAGGTTGGCATCAAGTAGGTCCTACTGATACACCAGCTAAAGGAAAAGCTTATGGTTGGTGGATATATAGTGTATCTATTAATAGAATAGCTAGTACTGCTGGAACCGTAGCTGTAACTTTAGGATGTATTAGAAGTAGTGTATTTAGTCCATTTGCAACTTATAATACTGGTACAACTAATCAAGTTCTTTGGCCCATATTTACAAGTGATGCCTTAGTATATCAATGTAGTGAAAGAGTTGATGTTCAAGCATTAGCTATTGCTTCTACTAATAGTGTATCTCAAGGTCAAGTAGTACAATCTCCTATATGTGCAGCATTTGTTACCGATACTTCAGCTTTAATATCGCTAATAACTTAATTGAATTGACTGGTATATCAAGTTTGTGTTAGAGTTGGAATTATGGAAACATCTAATGCGATTGATTATAATTCTTGTACTGTTTTAAGAGGAGCCCAACACACTGAAACTTGTGAAGCTCATGGTGTTTATACTGCTAGATGTATAGACTCTAATAATAATTTAATTTGGGAAGATACTATAGATAATGTAGTTAATACTGAAGGTAAAAACCTGGCTTTTAATACATTTTTAAACGGCTCTGCTTATACTGTTACTGGGCCTTATATGGGTTTAATTAGTTCAGTATCTTATTCTACCGTAGCTGCTGGTGATACAGCTGCTCAAATTAATGGTACTAATGGTTGGAAGGAAGCAGGTTCCAGCACTAATTATCCATTATACACTACTCCTAGAAAAACTTGTGCCTGGTCTGCTGCTTCTGCTGGTTCGATTTCACTTTCCGCAGCTCTAAGTTTTCCTATTATCACTACTGGTGGTACAGTTAAAGGATGTTTTATTATCTTTGGCTCTGGTGCTTCGTCCACTATTGCTAATACTTCAGGTACTCTTTGGTCTGCTGGTCTATTCTCAGGTGGTGATAAGATTGTTAACCCTGGTGATACAATTCAAGTATCATATAGTACTAGCATGTAATATATGGCTTTTGATGCCCATTCAAATCTAGCAATATCACAAGTAGCCACTGCTCCATCACCACCTACTTCTGGTACTTCACTAACTGTAACTACTGGTCAGGGTGCATTATTTCCTACTCCCCCATTTAATTGCACTGTCTGGCCTTCAGGTGTTATACCTACTACAGTTAATGCTGAGATTATTAGGGTTACTGCAGTTGCCACTGATACATTTACTATAACTAGAGCACAAGAAGGAACATCTGCTGTATCTATTGCTGTAGGATACCAAATAGCCAATACTGTTACTAAAAAGGTAGTTACAGATATTGAAAATGCAATTCCTACTACGTTACCTCCTAATGGTTCTGCTAGCGGTGATTTATCAGGTAGTTATCCAGGTCCTACAGTAGCAAAGATTAACGGCACTTCTTTAGCAGGATTAGCTACAGGGTTATTAAAGAATACTACTGGTACTGGTGTTCCTAGTATTGCAGCGTCTGGTGATTTGCCTGGTGGGCCATATTTAGGTGCTACTGCCTCTGCTTCTGGTGATTTATCAGGTAGTTATCCAGGTCCTACAGTAGCAAAGATTAACGGTACTTCATTAGCAGGTCTTGCTACCGGTATACTTAAAAACACTACTGGTACTGGTGTTCCTAGTATTGCAGCGTCTGGTGATTTGCCTGGTGGACCTTATCAAACGACAGCATCTTATGGTGTGTTAGGGTTTTCTTCAGTAGCTACAGCTGGAAGTACAACTACATTAAGTGGATCAGCTACTAATTATATAATTTTTACTGGTACATTAACTCAGATTTGTGTACTACCTAATGCCACTACACTTTCTAATGGGGCGTCATTCTTTATTGATAAT